TGTGTGAGTAAAGTTGTCGCCATCTCTTAAATTGATCGTCGCTGCGTTAGAACTTGAGGTAATCGCCGTGGACTCTTCAATCTTGCCGTTGTCGAAACTGACTACACCATTAGCATCTGCTGTGACTGCTTTACTGGCCTCTGTAGTTCCTAGGGTGCTTACATCGACGTAGTTCAATTCAGTCGTGGAAGCCGAGCAGCCATCGAGCAGGTTGAGTTCAGCTGCCGTGCTAGTGATAGAAGCACCAGCAATCTGCAGCGTGGTTGCATTTACCTCGCCGCTTGATCCGTAAACAACAGTTTTAGAATTAGCAATCGTTCCCGCGCTGCTGCCGTCATTTAGGTTGAGTTCAGCTGCCGAACTGGTGATTCCAAGATCACTTAGTGTCGTTGCGGCGATGGTGGTGAACGCAAGTTTACCGGCACCGTCTGAAAGGCTCAGAACCTGGCCGCTGCTGCCCAGGGCGTTTGGCAGTTCTAGGGAGTAAGTCGCAGTCGCGGAATGTGGCGCACCCTTGATAGTTATGCCGTGCGAGTTTGACTCGCAGTTGAATCGGATCGCCCCGGCGTTAGTGTTACCGTACAACTCAACGTAGCCAGTGCCGTTGGCAAACAATTGAATGTTGCCGTTGGTGTTAGTGCTAGTGATCTGCTGGCCGTTAACAGTTATGTTATCTACTGCAACAGAGGTGAACACACCAGTTGAGGCAGCGTTAGCGCCAATAGCCGTGCCATCAATTGCACCGCTGTTAATGTCAATTCCTGTGATCGCAGTGCCGCCACTAAGCAAAGAATCGGTTTTATCCCAATTCGCATTCAGATAGCCGCCCCAGACCCCACTGTCACCGGATACTGTTGGTTTTTGAAAACTGTAGTTTGTTGTGTTGGTAGCCATATTTTTACCTATACGGTGACGTGATGTCGGTCCAAGTTGTGTTTACTGCCGAAACGTCCACCCACGTTGGAGTGGTGACATCCGCAACATCGTTCCATTTGAATGTGCCGATTAGTGTTGCCGTCGCAGTGCATGTTAGTGATTGAAGATTTATCGCAGGGGTATAAGCCGCGTTGCATGTTGCTGCTGCAGTTGCAGTAAGTGACGCAGCGCCAGATATTTTAGGTTCTGAAACCAGGGTGGCGCTGGCGCTTGCTGTAACACTCGCGCTCGCTTCTTTAACACCCCGCGCATTTGTAAGTTGGGCACTTGCCGTTGCTGTGACAGTTGCAGCAGCATCGATAAGAATTTCACCGCTGGCAGTTGCCGAAGCCGTTGCATTCAGACTAGCGGACCCGCCTATTGCGAATCCTGCCTCACAGGTAGCGGTGGCCGAAGCTGTTAAATTCGCTGCCCCGTCTACCCTGGGGTTTTCATCGCCATAGGTGCCAACGCCATAGGTCGCAAAACCGTAACCGTCTGAGACAGTGCTGTACTGCCCATCACCGTATGTAGACGCTCCATATGCAGCCATTAGGCAAGAGTGATATCCAGGTCGCCAGCAGGCACGCGGAATATGTCACCAGTGGCTATCGCTTTTGATGCCGTCAGTGCGCCGTGATACAGCAAGTTGCCGCTTGACGATGCATCCAGAACTCCGAAGTGTGTAATTGTGCCCCACGAGCCACCGGCAGTTGGGAATTCAACAGCACTGGTGTTGCTTGCTACCGCATTCGTTCTACTGAACGCGCAGGATCGGCGAACGTAACCAGTGCCAGAGCATTCTGTGCCGCTGTTATCGTCGCCGGGGTTGCTGGTGTACAACGCTAAATATACCGTTGCAGGCGATGAGTAACTTGTGTTGCGGAGGGTCGCGTCTAGCAACGCGCCCTCAAGAAAGTCAGAAAAAGCAGCCATTAGCCGAAACTCCTATGTCTCATGCGAGGCGTCGTGCCGCTGAATCGGCTTTTCTCGTCCTCGGTTTCGAGTGAATTAAAAACGTCGCGATAGAGGGTCTGCCATACGACAATCCGCTCATCATCTTTGAGGTATGGCGCCGCGTGCACCAGGGAACCGTATAAATATGTCTCTGGCGCTTTCGTTAAGAGCCAGTTGGTATCTGAATCGCCGCTCAGTACCGGAATCTTTTCGTAATAGGCGATCTCGCCTGTGTACGTTGTGTCTGGTGTTGGGAACACCTGGAAGGTTTCACCGACGACTGAGTAGTACCTTGGCCGACTAGCCGTATTGCCGTGCCTCTGTCTTTCTTGGTTCTGCTGCTCTGAAGTTATCTGCTCCAACTGCTGGACCGGGTCAGTGTTCAATCTAATGTCACGAATTTGGAGAAAGTCACTAGGGAACGCCGAATATTCAGAATCTATGGACGCAGTCGCACGCTGAACCATCTGCCTGGTACGCAGGTCACGGTTCAACTTATTGTGCGCGTAGGTTATGAAACTTGGGATGGCGCTCGTTAAATCACTACGATTTAAAGTGTCCGCGATCTCAGATTTGAGCGTTCCATAGTTAGTAATGGCCATTAGACTTTGCCTTGCCGGGTTCTGAAGTGTTTAAGGTCCGGTGAGTTCAAAAGCTGCTTCATCTTCTTCTGATCTTTTGTGTAACCTTTCTTCACCCAATCGTAATAAATCGACATGGGGATCGAGGCGACCTTAGTCATGCCGTCACCGTAGCGTGTGTGCTTATCGGTTTCGTTATTTTGCGCTTTCGCGTCTTTTATGATTTCCGACACGTCCTGCTGCGTTTGTACGCTGAAGGTGTCATCGTGGTCGGAATAATGGAATGTTGTGGTTGTTAATGTGTCCTTATCAACGTCGAGAATCCGTTTCATTTTTTCTCCAAAAAAAACGGGGTCCGAAGACCCCGTCCAGTTGCTCTCAAGGAAATTTAAGAGTCAGTGCAGTCGTAGATTGCTCCGCAAGCTGCTTCGTTCTTCACGATAAGCCCGTATTCAACCAGGATCATTCGCTTTTCTGCATCCAGTAGTCATTAGCATGACTGTTTCTTCAAAACAGGGCGTTAATCTGTTTCCGCTCTCGCTGCTAGATATTCCTATCTAGTTGAGACTATATCATCAGCCGCGTGGGCTGCTCTGCGCTTCGGATCACTTGACCCTACTCCCTATCGGGATAGTCGTTGCACGTTCCTTAAAAAGGCTTCGCTCAGGATTGTCCGGTCTGGATATCCCCTGAATTCACAGAGTTTGCAATCACTATTGCTAGTGAAGGGGGCAATGCTGTTTACCCGTTTTAGCAAGTTCTACAGTTTCCATAGGTCGCAACATACCTACGCCGAGGTACTCCGTATCTAAAACGAAAACGTTTCGAGTTGGAGAGAATCGGTTAGGTACGATTGAAAGTTCGCCGAAGTCTGAAACATAGATATCGGCGGCACCAACAATCGTGGTTGGGCCAGGAGGAGCCATGTAACGCTGCGCTGCAATACCAGCGAAGCCAGACATGGTTTGCTTGTTGTGTGCACCGAGCATAACCATTGAAGGTTCGCCGCCCTGTGTCCAACAGTTCTGAACTACCGTCTTCAAAAGAGGTTCAGTGTACGCTCTTTTGTTAGTAGCTTGAGTTTGGATGGTGGTAGGAATACCCGCAGTCAAAACAGGATTCGCACCCGCAGTGCCAGATGACCCAGTATTTGAAACACTATTGGTTGCTAGCCAGGCAGATAATCCACCTGTTTTACGTGCGCTGCCTGTACCACCTGCATCGGGCTTAATGTTAGCTGTAAGTACAGCCTCCATATCCCGGCGCAACTCCTTTCCATTTTTTACCGTTTGGTACGCAATTTCTGAGTTGCGGCCCGCCAGGTCTTGGAACTCCAAGTTATCAGCAATGATGAAAGTCTTACGCGAAATCTGTGTGCGGTTGTTTACACGAACCGTTGGAGAAACCGCTGTAAAAGACGAAACATCGTCGCCGTCGATTTGGGCATTAGATGAACTTGCTGCTGCCAGTTTTGTTACCGTGGATTTTTTAATTACCACTTCAACACGTTGCCGTATTGCTCAGACTATCTCATCACCCTAAAGGGTGTCCCGCGCTCGTGGAGTTTTACCGTCCGGTCTGGACTCCGTACTCTAGTCGTTGAACCTTCCTGATATTCCTACCAGGCTTGGCTGCTGATTGTCCTCGTGGGATGTTCCAGCAATTCACGGGATTTGCTAATGCTATTGCTAGCAAAAGGCTCTAGGTTAATAAAGCGTATCTGTTTGCCACTCGAACAAAGTGTTAGACACTGATTCTTGTCCGATGTTACTGATAAGTGGCGTCTGCTCAGGACTGATGTCATAAATTATATTCATCAAGTCTTCGCGGATGCCCTTCGCGCTATGCGAAGTAAACGTGTTGGTTACGATAGCCATTTGAAATTACCTTTTAGGCTGATTATTCAAATGCATCTCGATCAACTTTTGCGCGTCAGTTATCTTTCCAGATTTTTTGACTTGTGCCCTAGCGTCCCGAAATGCGCTTCTCTTCGGTGCGGAGCGTTGTGAAGACCCTGGTGAAAGTGTCTTTGTGGTTTTCGCGCGCGATTTTTTTGCTGCACTGCTTCCCTGGTCAAACAACCAGGCTTTACGCATCATCGCCACGCTTCCCCAATCTGTGATTGCATTGAGTTGGTCTGCATCTAGATAACCATTGTTCAATGCCCACTGCTCGATCTCCTGCTTTTGCTTGGTGGCTATTTCGTCATCCTTCCATTCGGGGATGTTGTCCAATAGCAATTTACCCTGCTCGTTCAGTCGATCTTCTCTTGCTTGGATGAAACGCTGCTGCTGTTCAGCGAGTAACTGCTGTTGCTGCTGTTTCACCTTGTCCAACTCTGCCGCGTTCTCCGCTTTCCTTCTGTCGAATTCACGTTGGAGTTGCAGCGCTTTAACGGGATCAGCCTTTGACAGCTTGTCCCAATCAGGCTCCGCATTGAGTTGCTTTTGAATTTCCGTAAGGTTGGACTCTAGTTCAGGAAGGAGTTGTGAATATCTTTCCCTAGCAGCGTCAGTTTCTTGCGTGATGCCATCAAGTCGCTTTCGCTGTTCTGAGAGATCCTGTGTCTTACGGGTATAGTCACTTTGGCGACTGTAGCCTTTAAGCAGTTCTTCCTCAGACAGTTCAACTTCCTCACCGTTAAGGTTGAGTTTGAACGTCCTGGGGGGCTCCTCCTCGTCGTCTTGATAGTCGTCCTCAGTGTCGGGCTCTGTGTTTAAAAGCCCTTCATCAGCCGGTGTTTCAATTGGTTCTTCAATTGTTTCATCGGCACTTTCGGTGGTGGTTTCTTCGGTTGCCTCTTGTGGGTCCAGTAATCCCATCACCTTGTCTTGCGCTTCTCGAAGTGTCCCAGAATTTGGGGTTTCTAACGCCATTTAAATTACCTCTTGATTAGTCCATTATTTAATATCGCCTTCAGTTTCCTCTCAAACGAGAGACTGCCTAGCAATTCCATATAGAGTTCCTCTCGAAGTTTTGCTTCGGTTGGTGAGGTCGCTGCCCAGCGTTTTTTTAAATCCTCTTGGATTTTTGTGATCGCTGATTTCAAAACCTCATCATCGAGTAACTCTTTGGCCCTCCTGGCCTCTGTGTCTGTCACTGTACGGTTTGCCTCCTAAGCTGTTCGCGCTCCCGATCCATCATTAACTGAATTTCAGCAGTGGTGATTTGCGCGCCAAACTTGGCCTTAATTTCTGCGACGTTCATC